TACGAAAAGGTTTGTTGAATAGACCAAAACAGAGGGCATCAAGGATAGTAGATTTACCCGCTCCGTTTTCGCCAATGATTAAAGTAGTTGGACTTCTATCCAACTGTATCTCTGTAAATTGGTTTCCTGTTGAAAGAAGATTCTTCCAACGCACATACTTAAAAGTTATCAAAGTTCTAAATCACTCGCTTCTACATATAAAGACTTCATCATACTGGTCAATCTTGACTTGTCTAAATCAACATCAAGTTCATCAATATAACGCTCAATTAATGTCATGTTATCTTCTGCATTTTCCACAATAGCATCATCGACATTTTCTGCATCCAGTTCACTAAAGTCCTCTACAATCTTTACCTCATGGGCACCAGATTCGGAAAGAACCTTATCAAGAAATCTATCAAATTTATAGAAGTCTTTTTTATTAACAACGATTATTTTAACAAATTTATCCTTCAATGTCAAGACATTAAAATCAGAATAATCTGTGGTTGTATCGTCATAGTATACCTTCTCAAAGATGGTATGTGGATTTACAATACGTTCCAGTTCTCTTGTGCTTGTGTCAAAGATGTGGAATCCTTTCGGGCATCCATCATCACTCCATGTCATCTGGTAAGTATTGCCGAGATAGTAGATATGTCCATCATCTGACTTCTTATGGAAGTGTCCAGAGAATACTGTATCAAACTTGTTTAGGAAGTTCTTCTCGTAACCGTTTTCAGAAAAGTGTCCTTTGTGCATCTCAAAACCATTGATCTCAAAATGCCCCATACACACCTGTGCGTAGGTCATCTCGACACTTCTCATGGATCGTTCGTAGTTATCAGTACAAATCCAAGGCATAAAGTGAATGCCCGTTCCGTCAAACTCTTCTGTACATGGGGAATCGTAACAGTGAATGTTAGGATACTTTTCCTTGCCTGGTTCACCAATCAACTCATACAGTGAGTTTACTTCATTTGTATTCTTATAGTAGGTATCGTGGTTTCCTGCCATAATATGCAAGGTGATACCCCTATGTACAAACTGTTCAATGAACCTTTCTCTTAAATCTTTTGCAATCTTATATGATACAAACTTCCGTCTGTCCATAAGGTCGCCCAAGTGAATAACCGTTTTAATGTTGTGTTTATCCAAATAAGGAAAGAACTCTTCTTCCCAAAATTTGTAGAAGTATTCATTAAAAGCAAGGTTATCGTTACGGGCGCCGAAGTGTGTATCAGTTATCAGCGCTATTTTCATTTATCTCTTCACCTTCATCATCATAAAATTTTTCAAGTCCTTTTGGTTCTGTTTTCTTTTTCTTCTTAGGTTTGTATACATCCTCAGCGGGTAGAAAGTTCTTCTGTAGATAATCAACAAACTGTGCTTGTTCCATATCTTCCCCAACTGCAAGAACATCAACACTCATGTTTTCGATTACCTTGTGTCGAATGTGTTGTTGTTTCTTTTCTTTTTGTATCCTACGAATAAAAGCATAGTATATAATTTGTGTAAAATATGCAAAAGGATTCTTTGACTTCTCTGGATTGAAGTTGCCACAGTATTGTAGACAGTTTTCAATGCCATCAGAAATCATCTCATCTCTGTAGGTGTAATTAATAAAATTTGGTCGGTAAGAAAGGTGGTTGGCAATCTTTAAGAAACATTCACCGATATAATTGGTAACTGGTGGTTGTGGGTCACCTAGTTCCTCTGCTTCTTTGCACTTGACCTTCCATTCTTTCATTGCTTCTAGGAAATCAGCATTATTAACATAATGGACTCCTGTTTTTCTTTTAGCCATGTTCACTCCACATATATTGTCGCTTTTGTGCGATTAATAGATACATCATACTATATCTTGATTCAAATGTCAAGAGATAAATTTATTTCAAAAACTTATTGACAATCTCTTGACAACAGGGTATATTTACTATGCTGGGTTTGAGAATGAATAGATCTAATGTAATAGTTTAGATACAGTATCACCGTATTCCTCATCCCATTCTTCTTCCATAATATCATCTAATTCTTGATTGGTGGGCGCACCAGATAATACACTATCATCTTCTCTTTTAGATTTACTCACACAATAGTCATAGAATCTAGTTAATCCTAAAGACGCTTCTGTTAGCACTATAATCTGAGACTTTGGAATATCATAAGTGTCAGTCTCGGCAAAGTGAATCCATCTCTGCAAAGACAAGGCCTCTTCAATACCATTTCTGGTTGCTTTAGGATATGAATTTAACTTCATGGGGGAAACTACGCTAAGGTAAGGTTTCTCCACATTCTGAACAACATTACAAATTATTTCCTCACCGCTTGACAGTTTTAGAATTTTAGTTGTCATTTTATTTTTATCCTTTTAATTTCATAATCAAACTGTTCTTCATTGTATATATTTATTCTTTCTAAAAAGTGATTAATAGTGAAATTTCTCTTTGATTTGTATGTGAGATCGTCTGCAATGTCAAAAAGTGTCGCTCTATCTTTACTCTCACTCCTACGCAATCCACGACCAATTGACTGCAGCGTTCTAACTCTGGACTTACTTGGACTAGAGAACACGATGTTGTGAAGATTACGAATATTGATACCAGTAGAAAACGTACCATACGATGCAACAATAATGGCATCTTTTTGTTTTTCTGTAATTGCACGAATATCTTCTCTGGTTTGTGTGTCCGTTCCACCGTATACATAAAATACTTGTCTATCAGTATTTGACTTAATCATGTCGTAAAGAATACTTCCGTGTTTCTCTACAAACTGAAATAGCACAAGTGTGTTACCTCTTAGTGCCAAAGTCAAATCACGAATGAACTCATTTCTTTTAGGATGGGAAACAATAAAATCTATCTCATCCTGATAATTCATATCCTTCACTAGTTTACACTCATGTTCTGGATATGTCAAGACTAAAGACTTAATCTTGAAATCTGCAAGCGTCTTTTCGTCTATCAGTTCTTTTGTGGTAATGACTTTATTTAGGGTGCCAAACAACCCCTCTAACACCAGACGATGTGTTTGCATACCATCAAGTGTTCCTGTCAAACCGAATCTATATTTACATAGGTGTAGTTTTGTGAGAATGGATGTGAGTGACTTTGCTTTGAATAGATGTGCCTCATCACCAACTACCATACCAAACTGTTCAAAGTATTTTGTGGGCATCTTGTACAAAGATTGCCATGTGGATATCACAACGTCCTTTGTAACTTTTCTGTCGTGTCCAGAATATACTTTTTGAATATGTTCTTCTTGCCATCCGTAATCAATAAAGTCGGATGTCATCTGTTCAACCAAAGATGTTGTGGGAACAAGAATAAGTATCTTATCGTTTTGTTGTTCTTTGAGTAGGAAGTTGTAGTACCGTACTAAGATATAAATTATTAATGACTTACCCGAAGCAGTAGGACTAAGAAGAAGAGAGCGATGGGTTCTAATAGCGTGTTCCACTGCGCTAACTTGGTAATCACGAGGTTTGATTCCTCTTCCATTGGATCGAAGTCTAAGGCTTCGTATGAATCCATCCAGTATTTGTGTGTCGATTTCTCGCTCATTTTGTAACTCCTCACTAAGCGTGTATTCTTCCTCGTAGTCTTTCAACCATTTCTTTACATACGGCAGAAGTCCTACATACAACTCTCCATTCTGTGGAGAAAATAATCTTATTTTTCCATCCCAAATACGATTGCGATATGCGGGCATGAAACGAGCGCCCGGCACCTCAAACGTGAAAAAGTCTGATAGTGCTCGAGCAGTAGATGGTTCTGTATTGATAACAAGAAATACTTCATTCTTCTTTTCAATTGTGGTCACTAAATCGCTCCATCCACAAACTTACGCCATTCGATAGCGTTTTTAATATCCCAACCACGAGACTGTATTTGTTTCAGAATACGTTCACACGAATCCTGACACATTCTGTAGTATTCTACTTTCTGTTTTGCCTTGATGAGTTCTTCATCAGAATCCAGATAAAGTGGAATATCCTGTTTCAGTATTTTGTGGTCAAAAGGATTGTCACGATAGACTTCTGGCGATGCTTTACCACCATAGTACTCCCACTTCTTACGTTTGAGTACATTGTATGTACCCTCATTCATAAGAACGAGTTGTCTAAAGTTGTTGTAGATGGTTAGATATTTTTGATGCAACTGTGCAGACTTGAGTGATTCATCACCAAGTTCTAAGTTGTCCATTTTCAAATCATCGGCAGACATTGCCTGTAGTTCTTCAAGTGTCATTATATCTCCATAGTATAAGGGTGAGCAGATTGGGTTGTAACTTGCGTTACTATATTATCTCTTTTTACTCTAAGAGACTCAAATGAAAAGATTGATCAAGTCAACCATTTTCTGCTCGGTATATTTATAAAGTTTCAAATTCGTAAACGTCATACTTCATAGTGACGGTTGCTGTCATTTGTTCTGTATCTGTAACCTGTGTATTGTATGTCAATCCTGACAAGGAGTTGGGATAACATCCCTTGAAGTTAACTCTGAGTGTAGGATTGTTTTTATTTGTAAGGATTGTGAGTGTAGCATCCGATTGCATTGAACTAGGGTCTACTAGTGTACCAGTGTTTGGTTTTAGTCCTGCTTCTGCTGCTGTTGCAGTTTCAAATTGCTGTGTACTCTGTGGAAAACCAATACCAACCATCCAATCAAACATTTCACGATAGTTTGATAGATCCTCGTTTACCAAAAACGTAAGTTCTAAATCTGCAAAATCAAGAGTATCACCCATAAACGCAATAGTCTTGAAACGAGTATTCATTGTGGCATCACCAGTAAAATTGATGCCAGGGATGTTTACTGAAGTTACAAAAAACTCTACGTTTGGAACTTTGAGTAGATTGAATCTAAACTGTGTAGGACTTGCAAAGTCAAGATTGTTTGGTTGTCTCTGCAATGGGTTAATTTTTAATGCCATAGTTTTCTTCCTTTACACTATTTATAACGAAAAAAGGGGAGAGCAAAAGCCCTCCCCTGTAAGTTCAGAAACAAGTTTCTTATTATTACATGATGTTCGTAACTTGAACTCTTCTGTAATATACGTTGTCGTTAGCAGTGATTGCACCACTTCTGACTGTAGCACCACCAGCAAATGGGTTTGCAGTAAGACCGTAACGAGTCTTGAAACCGATTTTAGGTTGGAAACTGTTCTCACCTACTGCACGAACCATTTGCAATGGAACGTATGGGCAATAGAAGATACCAGCATCGTATGGTGAAGTACCCTTATAACCTACAACGAAGAACTGTTTTGCAGCAGCGTTTGCAGAATATGGGTCGATGTACACTTTGTACCTACCGTTAAGAACACCAGCAAAAGTATTACCAGCATCGTCTACGTTAAGGTTGTTGTTAAGTGCAGGCGAAGTATCAAGTTGTCCTGCCATCTGAAGTGCAGATGCAACGTCAGAAGAACATACAATCATGTTACCTTTACCTCTACGAGTAAGTTGAGCGATTACGTTTGCTTCTCTTTCAACTTGGAACATAAGTCCTTTGAACTTCTCAACACTCCAACGTCCGTTTGAATCAACGTCCATGTC